ATCCGATTAGTGCATTTCTCGAACCGACTGTAAAACTTTTGTTCAATCGGTATACGGGGTTGCATTTTCTTGCAAACCTTGTAATCGTATGGTCATTATCCAAGTTCTTCAATGATTGGGCTTCTGCGATTGCAACCTTCTCGATTGCAGTCTTGTGGGAAGTGTATGAGTATTTCACTGAAGGATTTAAACCTTATGGTAGTAAGAAGGATTGGAAGTTCGATACAGCGATGGATTTAATCGTTTCAATAATCTGCATAGGAGCAGTATTAATATGATTATTGTTACTTACTTGATTGATGTGCCGAGCAGGTTTTATGAATATACAACATACTCTAAATATTATGGAATTAAGCATGAATGGTAAAGACATTAAAAGCGCTTTTGATATACGCTTATTGATACAGTTATCAACGATAATTATAACTATTTCAGTCGCTTGGGCTACGATGGGGAATAAGATAAGCAATCATATAATGACTGACGATGTGCATATGGATTATCGTGAATTAAAATCGGAATTTGTAACCAGAGAAACATTTGATAACGAAGTCAAATTTATGAATGAAAAGCTGGATAGAATCGAAAAGCTATTAATTAATCAGAAATAATTATGCCCTGTTGTTATCCCTACCTCGTACTCCTCCCACGTATACCCATTATGCAGGGCGTAGATTTATGAATTTCGCTGAAATAGGAATGATTGGAGTTGTGGCGGTTTTATTTGCTGGATTGATTAAGTTTTTGCAGAAAACAATGATTGAAAAGCTGGATAAGGTAGAAAAAATTACAATTAAATTAATTGATCGGTGGAATACATCGGACATGCAAACTGATATGAGACATGAGAAAGTTCTTGAAGAAATTAGTAAGATTAAAGAAGAACTACATTACTTGAAAGGAAAAGTAGGATGAGTGATTATTTAACATGGTCTAATGGGTTTTACCTGTTAGGATTGATTTTGGCGGGTGTAGCGACCCTTATGAGTGCAAAATATCGAATAGTGATGAAAGAGGTTGGTGATGTTGTTAAAACGTTGGAACAGGCGAATAAGGACAATAAAGTTACAAAAGCCGAAAAAGAAAAGATAATGAAAGAAATTCTTGATGTTTTAAAAGCCGTTATTTCGTTGAAGTGGAAGATATTTTAAATGAACTATGACAGGCTTAAAGAACAGATTAAACACCATGAAGGATTCAGGAGTAAAGTCTACAAAGACACACTCGGATTCGATACGATTGGGTACGGTTTTGCTATCAAGGACTTACGTCTCGACGAGGACATTTCTTCCATCATTCTTGAGCGAAAACTTGCACAGCTCATTATCAGGTGTTTCAATAAGTTTCACTGGTTAAGTAAGCAACCAAGCACAGTTCAAGAAGTGGTGATAAATATGTGTTACCAGCTTGGAGTTACAGGATTCTCAAAGTTCAGAAAAACGATTGAATTTATAAAAGGTGAAGATTATATAATGGCAGGAAAAGAAATGTTAGATTCACGTTGGGCGAAACAAACGCCTAATAGAGCAAATGAATTAAGTGAGATAATGAAAAATGCCTAAAGAGGTTTTAACATTAAATGATTTTTCTGGTGGTCTTAATTCAGTTAAAGACCCACGAGACATTAAACTAAATGAATTAGCTGTTGCTAAAAATATTATGGTTGATGAGCAAGGTGCTGTTCGTACTCCTGGTACTATGGAGGCTCATGGTGTCATTGATAGTCAAGCAGCCACTCTTGTCGGTGGATATGGACTTGCTGTTTTAGAGAGTGATTATGAACAAGCACCAATAAGTGTAACTGGAATATCTAATTTGGATTTTTCATATACCAATGCTGTTAGTGGGTATATTAATATGGAAACTACCATTTCATCTTTTGCTGATGCTGGTGGTGGAAAAGTTACTGTTACAACATCAGCAAATCATGGGTATTCAAGTACTCATCTTGTTAATATTAGTCATACTACTAATTATAATGGAGATTCTTATGCTCTATCAAATATTACTGCTAATACTTTTGATATAGTTCATTCTTGGGATGGCAATGATGCAACAGGTCGAAGTCGTTTGGATTGGAGTTCTATCTTCCGAGTAGGTCAACAAATAAGGGCTAAAGGCTCTACTAATAATGATGCTTTTTATCTTATTAGAAGTTTTTCATCTTCTCTTGGAATGTCTGTTAATCCAACTCTTACGGGAGAAAGTAATACATCTGCTACAATTAAATTAATGAAAGATTCTGATGTTTTTGTAGTTTTATCTGATGCAGATAATAATAAAGTTGATATTTATTCTAAAAATGCAGATGAAAGGAGCGAAACAGCATGGACAAGTAGCAAGATTAATATAGTTGGAACAAATGTACCTCAATATACTGCTGGTAAAATAGTTTACTATGCAATAGATGGGGCTATAAGGGCAAGTGATGCTGAGTTTGATAATGCTTCCAGAATCCGATGGTATGGATTTATAAATAGAACTCATTTTCAAGATGCTCAAGCAAAAGACCAGTATTTCGATTTTTATGAAAAAGATAATAAATTAACTGCTCCTACAGATTGTCAAATAGGTAATACTTATCCAACTGCTAATGTTGGTTTTGATTTAGACATTGCTACTCCTGCTAATTCTGATAGCGAATGGGAAGCTGCTACCTATGAGGTAGCAATAAGTTTTATTTATGATGGAAACCAAGAATCTTTATTATATAAAAGTGCAGATACTTTTACAGTTGCAGATGGCGATAGTGTTACTATCTCTGTTCATGCAAAAACTGATGCTACTGGTTATAATCCAAGAATAAGTGGGGCAAGAGCATATACTCGTATTAGTGGTTCAGATGATGCTTGGATTCTTTTATGTGATATTGACATGAGACGTGGTGGAAGAGCTACTTTAGATGGAACTTATTCTGCTTGGGCTGACGGAGCTACTCCGGCAACTGACATTATAACTGGTACTATTACTTCTCTTATTCAAAATTTAGATACTTATGAGTCTTTGAATGGCTATAGCCATGAAATTATTTCTAATTCTATGGGTGGAGATTCTGAACAATGGAAATTTGGGTTAGTTGCTAATAGACGTTCTTTTTTGTTAAATGTTTGTAAATATGATGAAGGAGTATCAGAAAATATAATATTTGGTGATAGAATTTATTATTCATTGCCTAATAAATTTGATACATTTTTACCAGATAATTATATTACTGTAGTGCGTGGAGATGCTGAAAATTATGTTTGTGGTATTGAATTTGCAGATAGGTTGCTTGCGTTTAAACAAAATTCAGTTCAAATAATTAATATATCTTCTTCAAGCCCAACAGGGTGGTCGTTAGAAAGTAAGCATAAGTATATGGGTATTCGTAATCCATCCGCTGTTACTCGTACAGAATTTGGAGTTGCTTGGGTTAATGATAGTGGTTGTTATTTTTATAATGGTTCAAAGATTGTAAATTTAATTGGTGATGATATTAATAATATTCCTTCTAAAATAGATGATGATGAATGGTCTGATTTTATTGGTATTACATCTATACACCAATCTATTATAGGATATGAACGTCACAAAAAACAATTAATAGTAATGAAAGATTGTACTGGTAATGAGTCTGATAGTGGTGATGCTTATCTTTATGATTTTAAAACAGCTTCATGGGTTAAGTTAATTGATGCCATTCCTGGTTTACTTGATATTACAACATTCGCAAATGCTGGTGGAGGTCAGGTAACAGTTACATCTGCAAGTCATGGAATATCAGAAAATGCAACTATAGAAATAAGTGGCACTACTAATTATAATGGAAATTTTACAGCGACAAATGTTGCAACTAATACTTTTGAAATAACTGATACATGGGTTTCTGATGATGGTATAGGGAATGTTAGAATTAGGAATGCGGTTGTTTCAAATTTTGTTCATGATTGGAATGGTGATTTAATTATTGCTTATGAAAATGGGAGTAATGTTGATTTTAAAAAATGGGATAGTGATGATACCACAGGAAAAAGTAATATAGAATTACGAACAAAAGATATTGATTTTGGAAGTCCTGGTACATATACTAAAATTTATAAAATTATTATGACATATAAAAGTAGCGTGAACCAAACTACACCTCTTGAATATTCTGTTGATGGTAAAAAC